CCGACTTGGCTGAGAAGGTTCTGCCAACATGCATCCAATACTTGGATCAAGTTCGCAAGCCCGAGTGGCCGATGTCTCAGTCCGCCCATCTCGCGCACGATCCTGCCTTCAGGGAAGTGGCAGACTACCTGCTGCTGTCAGTTGTAGACCTGCTTCGTGGTCAGGGCTACGCGGTAGACAAGTACGACTTCTATCTCTCCGGCCTCTGGGCGCAGGAGATCAATCGAGGCGGCGGCACCAATGTGCATGTCCACAAGAACAGCCAGATGTGCGGATGGTTCTTCCTCGAAACCCCGCAGGGTGGTGCGTATCCGATCTACCACGACACCCGCATGAACAAGTCCATGATCGAACTGGATTTCGTGCAGGGTTCAGAGGTCAGCAACGCCACCAACAACATCCACTTCAACAACATGGTGCCCGGCACCGTGATGTTTGGAAACTCGTGGATGCAGCATCAACTGACCGGCAGCAACGCCGACACCCCGACGCGGTGCATTCACTTCATCGTGTCCCACAAGGAGCGCCCGTGCAGCACGTGCTGACGCCTTACGCCACCGCCATTGAACCATTTGTTTGGTGGGAGGGGGGCTTTACGGAACAGGAACTGAACTGGCTCCAAGAGCAAGCGCAGAAGGCCGATCAGCAGGCTCAGGTGGGCGGCGATCCGCAGGGTGCGAACTTAGCGAAGATTCGCCGGTCCCAAGTGTCCTGGCTGAACAAGAACCAAGACACCGCCTGGGTATTTGAAAAGTTGGGGCACATTGCCTCATCCCTCAACGCTCAATACTTCCGGTTTGACTTGACGGGCTTTGGTGAGTCCGTTCAGTTGACTAACTATGATCAATCAGAACAGGGGATGTACGGATGGCATCAGGACTACAACGCCAAGGCCAGTCGGAAACTCAGTCTGGTCCTGCAACTGACCGACCCGAGCCAGTACGAGGGGGGAAACCTTCAGATTATGACTGGTGGTCAGCCGCAAACCGTTCGCAAACAGCGGGGTCTGGTGGCGGCATTCCCTTCGTATGTACTTCACCAAGTAACCCCCGTAACAAACGGTAACCGTCAAACTCTTGTGGCTTGGGTTTCTGGCCCTGCTTTCCGATGAACGCCGAATACAAAGATTTCATCGCCATCTACCGGGATGTGTACCCGGAGGGATACTGCCAACACCTGATCAAAGAGTTTGATCGTTTGGTGGAGTCTGGTGCGGGCATTAACCGTCAGCGGGGTGAGGGCGTTCTTAAACATCGCAAAAACGATATGCAGTTGGGGCTGAATCTTGGTGTTCACTCTGCTCAAGATTTCAACGGCACTTCGGCCACCCGGATGTTTTTTGATGGTCTTCAACGATGCTACGACGCCTACACCGAACAGTTTTCCGTACTTAGAGAAGGCAAGATAACCGGCACCGCCATGAAGATGCAGCGCACCGACCCTGGCGGCGGCTATCATGTTTGGCACGGCGAGCAGGGTAATGGCGATCACGCCGAGCGCGTGCTGGTATATATGCTATACCTCAACACATTGACCCAAGAAGAGGCCGGTGAAACTGAGTTTCTTTATCAGCAGCGCAGGTTGCAGCCCACTGAGAATACTATGGTGCTCTGGCCCGCTGCATTTACGCACGCCCATCGTGGCAATACTGTTTTTGGTGAACGCAGCAAGTACATTGTGACTGGTTGGTTTTACTACGAGTGAGGAAAAAATGCCCGCAGGAACACCAAAAATAACTATGTTTGGGGGTAAAACTATTACCCCCGGAGGCTCGCAAACATTTAATGCCTCTGGAACTTTTACATCTGGCGCAAATGTAACAAAAGTTTCTATCACTGGAAAAGGTGGCGCTGGCAACCCAGGAAACCCAGGAAATCCAGGATCAATAGGAAGAGGTGGATGCGGAGGCGGCGGTAGCGGGGTGATTATATTCACCACTTGTTATCCGTGCGGAACAGAGGCGTATTTTGGTGGACCCCGTGGAGGTGGCGCTGGGGGTCCCCCATCGAATAATGGGACAAACGGCAATCCAGGCGGCACTTCTTCGGGACTTGGCTATAACTTTACTGGCGGTGCCGGAGGCAACGCTGGCACCAAAGGCAATGAAGGGAACCAAGGCGGGTGCGGCGGCAACGCGGGATTTGGGTACATTTGGGGTGTTTGCTTTCCAAACGGGACGCCCGTTAATGGTGGCGGCGATCCAGGCGCAAGCCCAGGGGGCGCTCCTGGCTACCCCGGTGGCGATTGTTTTGGCGGTGGAGGTGGAGGAGGTGCAGGGGTTTGCAATCCCGGGGCCTCGGGCGTTAATCCGCGTGCTGGCGGTCTTGGAGGTAATCCGGGCGGTGGCAATGGCGGAACTGGTGCAATAGCGGGCCCTGGCTGTGGTGGGGGCCCTGCAAACGTAGCGGGCGGTGGTGGTGGTGGTGGTGGTGGCGCGCATGTTAACTTGGGGTATGGTTTGGGGTATTCAAGAGGCGCGGGCGGTGGCGGTGGTGGTGGTAGAGGAGGCCCCGGAAATGCCGGTACTGCTGGCAATCCAGGGAGTTCTGCATCTACTAATACGGTAAACTGCGTAACTGTATCTCCAAATACAGGATACCCGATTACTGTTGCGTCGAGTGGGCAAATCGTTATTAATTGGAACCCACAATGAATAAACGAGATTTAAAAGCAGCAAAACACGAACTCGATAAACACCATCTTACCGAGGCAATTAATCGTGCTCGGTCAGTTACGGTGGGAACTTCCTTTGGCGGCACCAATGAGATCACTATGCGGCGCATAGATGGGCTATTTACATACGCCGTGTTGCAGCCCGTTGAAACTATAGAACTAATTCATCAATTGGCCGCTGGTATTGGATGCCATATCCATATAGTACCAAGAAAAGACTTTGGCAGTTGGAGAGACTGGAAGTATACAGAGGAAGAGTTGGCACATTACCGTGGTGTTCAGCCTTTTCCTGGCGTCGGGCACCCGCCTCACCCAAACGATCTTTCTGTTCATGCTGAAAAAGGGCGAGTGCTTCCAGCCCCCAACCAACAGCCCGGACTTCAACCCGCTTTAATGGCAAGGAGTGAATCAAATGAGCAAACTGTGGCAACTCAAAAAACTGTCGGACGGAAGCGCACTAAGCGAGCCGCAGCCGCTGCCTGAAAACTGGGGTCCAATCTTCGGCCTTCACGGCTTCATCGACCAGATTGGTGACCTGTCGTGGTTGGGCGAGTCCTACAACGACCAGGGATGGGTTGAGGTAGGTGATGCGCCTCCCGGCCCCGCTACTTCGTCTGCCGCCGAACTTGCATGGGATCGCGCCAAGAAAATGTTGGCTGAATCCGACTGGTCGATGCTGCCGGATGTGCCGATGACGGCGGGCAACAAGGCGCTGTGGGTTGAGTACCGCCGCGCTCTGCGCGAGATTCGTCTTCAGGCAGGCTTCCCAGACAACATTCAGTGGCCGAAAAGTCCAGAATGATCAAAGTGTGGGATGCTGATGTGCCGTGCAGCGTTTTCAAAACGCGAGTTGGCAATCATCACGAGGTAAAAAATAGGGTTTTAGACCTTATTTCTTCTTGTGGCATTCCACACAGCGCGATAAATGGGGACCAAATAAGCAAGACTGATTGGTATTCAAAAGAAAATCAGCCGTACCTAGGTCTAATTGAGCCAGTATTGCGACAGCATGTTGAGCGCATTGCAAAAAAATTAAATGTAAACGCTTTTAACATTACACATGTTTGGTTTCAACAGTATAAAACAGATGACCGTCATAATTGGCACATGCACCCAGAATGTATGTTTTCGGGAGTGTACTATTTAGAATTGCCAAATGATTCAGTTGGCACCTCATTTATGCACATGGGAAAAGAGTTTACGCTTAATGTATCTGAGGGAGAAATAATAATGTTTCCTTCTTTTTTGCTTCATCGCTCAAAACCAAACACTTCAAAAAATAATAAAACTGTTATTGCTTTTAACTTTAATGCATTTCCCGGATAGAAAGTTATGTTCGCATGCACAAGTACACGATCCGGTTCAACAAGTCACGCGGACAGCCGGGTCGTGGCTCCATGCTCCACGTCTGGCGCGTGTTTGAGGGCAACAAAGAAAT